CGAAGGCGGCGGGTATTTGTTCGGAGTGGTACGACTTCATATTAAAGGCTTCTTCTAAAGAACGCCTTATAACCCTTTTCGTCAAGGGTCAGGACTTCTGCTCCGAAAATAACTACCCTTCGCCGGAACTTCGCGCCGAGTTCTCCGACATACGCGCCCGCTTCGGTGTGTTTTGCGCCGACGACCTAATAGCGGCGAAAAGTCCAAGAAGTGTTATAGCCTTCGACAACGCCGCCGGGACGGTTGAATACGGTAACTTTGATGCCGGCCAAGTGTGGGCGCGTGACAACAGCGAGATAACCATCACGGCAAGAAATAACGCCTTTGTCGTCGTCAGCATAGACGGCGCGGCAAAGGTCAACATAACAGCAAGCGACAACGCACGGGTAAGCGTCATCCTTCACGGCGGAGAGTGCCAAACCCAGGCCACGGAGCAAGCGAGAATAAAAACAACCGATAAACGCAAGTAACATGGCATTAGAGCAAAACCTTATACTTAACCTTCCCTTCGACGAAGCGGACGGTTCAACCGTAGCCTATGACTTCGCCGCCAACCGCCACGACGCGGAAATAGTAGGCTGTCCCTTTGTCGTAGGCAAACAGGGCAACTGCCTACGCTTCCCCGGCGAAGGCTACGCCGAAGTTCCGGCTAACGTCATACCCTTAACCGGGAACTTCACTATTTTAGCGTGGGTCAAGGCGAACAAATACGCCGACGGAGTTACAGGAAAGCGAATCGGGCTTTTTTGTAATACCGCGCTATTGGAAGGAAGCCGCGAAATTTGGATAGACGTAAACCCCGATAGTTGGGGCTTCCTTACCATAAAGAAGGCCGGGAACACCGTAACCCTTTACTTAGACACGCAGCGCGTTAGCAGTGTTACGCTACCCGCCGCGCTTACAGGAATAGCCATTATTCAAGATGTCTATGGAACGGAATACGGCTACGCCGATTTGGACGAAGTGAAGGTTTACAATGTAGCCCTATCCGACGACGATATAGCCGGAAGCCTTAACAGCGTTTCGCAACTTGAATACTACCTTAACGGCGTAAACTTCCGCGAAATGGGTATAAGGGTAGAGAGTTCCAACGGCGTAACCGACCTTCCGAAGTTGAAGCAGGCCGCCTCAGTTGATTGGCCCGACTACCACGGCAAAGTAGTAGACCTCGCAAACAAGCGTTACGAGGAACGCGAAATAACGCTTAATTGTTGGTTGAAGGCTTCGGGTAAAATTGACTTCGTGGAGAGGGTAAACCGACTTTTCGAAATTCTACGCGAGGACGGAACGGCGCGGCTTATGATAAGCATCCACCCGACAAAGCCGCTACTTTACGAAGTCTACGCCCCGGACGGCATAGCCTTTAACAAGCGTTGGCACGACGACAAGATGATAGGCAATTTCAGCCTAAAATTAAAGGAACCCGACCCCGTGAAGCGTGTAGTTCGCCACCAACCTATAAACGACGCAAGCCGCGAAGTAAGCATATCCCTCAAGACCGACAAAGTTGTTAACGTCTATTGGGGCGACGGCACCGTAACCGAAGACGTTTACGGCGACTTCACAGGCGCGAAGGCGTTGAAGCATACCTACGCCGAAAATGGCGTTTACTACGTCGTAATTGCCGGGGTTATTGAGGAAATAACCGACTTTTCTACCAACGGCATCATCGTATGGAACAGATTATAATTACCCATTCCGACGGAAGCGAAACCCCGCTTTTCAGCCGTAAGAACGTCAGCGGAATCAGTAAGGCGACCCAAAAAACCGCCTTACTTTCCGACGACGTTGTTACAGTTACCGTTTCGTCAGCCGTACCCCTTCCCGTCGATATTGGCGACCGTATAAAAGTCTACGGGCGTACCTATACGGCTAACCAATTACCCGAACCGGGTAAGAACGGACTACGCCGCTACGAATACGACATAACCTTTGAAGGGCTACAATACGGGCTGATAGACGCGCAATATAAGTTACCGCCGGACGCTTACGGCGATACCTATTACAGCGACCTATATGGGCATTTGCGCGTATTGGTGTGGAACGCCAACCGCGTACAGCCTAACAAGTGGCGTTTAGGGAGCTGCCCGGCAGAAGGAACGACCGACTACAAGAACCTAACCACGTCAAGCCGTAACTGCCTACAAGTGCTTCAAGACATTTGTAGCGAATGGAACGTAGAATTTGAGATAACACCCGGCAACGGCTTCAACACGATTAACATCAAGGAGAAGGCGGGCGTTACCCACGCCTTTACGCTTCGTTACGGACGTGGCAAAGGCTTGTATAGCCTTAAACGTACCAACGTGAACAATGCCGGACTAACTACCCGCCTTTTCGTTTACGGCGGACAGGATAACCTCGGACAAAACTACGGCCATACCCGGCTGTGCCTTCCCAACACCGACCGCCTTACTTCCTTCTTAGAGGACGCGAAGGCAATAGCCCAATACGGCGTAAAGGAAAACGAAAAAGTTTACGACATCAAGCCGGAGCGCGTCGGCGAGGTTACAGCCATAGGCCCGGACGAAATAACCTTTTCCGACACCACCGCCGGGGATAACGCTATGTTCGACTTGAACGCCAAAAAGCCGGACGGAAGTACCCGTTATCTATTGGACGGAGTGGCGGCAAAAATCAAATTCCAAACCGGGCAGTTAGCGGGCTACGAATTTGATGTACACAAGTACGACCACGCTACCCGAACCTTCATACTTAACCGCTTCACGGACGAAAATGGTATGGTATTCCCTTCCGCCACGTCCGGCGCGTTCCAAATTTCCAAAGGCGACAAGTATATAATTACCGAGATACAACTGCCCGAAAGTTATATTACCGCCGCCGAAAACAAGTTAGCGGAAGCCGCAAAGAAGGACTTCCCGGCCATGACACAGCCCCAAGTAAGTTATAAACTTACCCTTTCCGAAGACTTCCTTATAAAGACCTTCGGGCAAGAGGTGGAAGCCGAAATTTTCCACGTTGGCGACTACATTAACGTCAAGGACGAAGAATTAGGCATTAACAAGGCTGTCCGCATAGTGAGGATAGAACGCAACCTATTGAAGCGGCATACCTACGAAATAACCCTGAGCGACACCGTTACGAAGTCTACTACCGTCCGCGTATTGAACGAGATAGACGACATTAACGACGTGATAAACATCAACAAGTTAGCCGACCCCACAAGGGCGCGGCGACGTTGGATGGCTACGCAAGAGTTGTTAAACATGGTATTCGACCCGGAAGGCGACTATTACAGCGAGAAAATAAAGCCCCTTTCCATTGAAACGCAGATGTTAAGCGTTGGCGCGAAGTCTACGCAGTTCACGCTGTTAAACGTAACCTTCCAACCGAACTACAACAAGGATCCAAACGCGCTATACATTTCCGGCGGCCGGTTGGCCCATTACGCCATAGAAGAAAATATTAGGCAGTGGGTACTGACTACGGCGACCTATACCAACCTTAAACCCGCAACAGCCTATTACATTTACGCCCGTTGTTCCACAGCAGCGGGGGACGGTACTATTATCCTTTCGGAAAGTGCTATAACCGTAGAACAGGAAGCAGGGTACTATAACTTCCTCGTCGGAGTGCTTAACAGCGTCGTAACCGACGCGGGCGGCAAGAACCCCGGCCGATTGGTAAGCCTTACTTACGGCAGTTCCACAATAAACGGGCGTTTCCTTCGTACCGGACGAATTGAGAGCAGCGGCGGCGGTAAGTGCTACTTCGATTTGGATAACGACGAGATAGGCGGCGTTATTCGCTTCGTAGGCAGCGACGGCAACTATTATGACATTGCCGACGTACAGGAAAAGACCGACGAGCTGAAGGACTATATAAACAACACCCTTCCGGGGGTATTGGGCGAACTTCAAGCGCAGTTAGACGGCGTGATAGAACAATGGTTTTATCAGTCCGACCCGTCGGACACCACCGAACCTACAAAGGATTGGATAGCTGCCGGAACGAAGGAGCAAGACAACCACCTCGGCGACCTATACTATAACACGGAAACGGGCAAGGTTTGGCGATACATAAAAACTACCGAAGCAAGCGGCACCGGGAAGCCCCGCGATGTCTACAAGTGGCAAGAACTTGAAGACACGGAATTAGCCCAAGCGTTAGCGTTGGCACAGGACGCGCTCGACGCAGCCAACGACAAGGCTAAAATTTTCGTATCTACCCCTTACACGCCTTACCACGTTGGCGACCTTTGGGTACAGGGCAACACGGGCGACATCCTACGATGCAAACGTGAGCGACTAACCGAGGCTTATAATTCCGGCGATTGGGAGAAGGCGAGCAAGTACACCGATGACAGCGGGCTAACGAACTTCATAAATAATAATTTTCTTCCTACCGTCAGCGATATAACCGACCAAATAGACGGAAAGATAGAGAGCTGGTTCCAGACTACCGACCCGGCTACGGCGTGGACGACAACAGCGGAGAAGTTAAAGCACGTCGGCGATTTTTGGTACAACAGCACCACGAAGACATTAAAAAGATACCGAAGCTCCTCAATTCGTAACCCCCAAACGGGGGCAGTTGCTTATCTTTTTTCGTGGACGACCATAGAAGACCAAAAGGCAATAGACGCATACGAAGCCGCAAGCCAAGCACAGGACACAGCCGACCGCAAGCGGCAAGTATTCGTAGCACAGCCTTACGGCCCTTACGACGTAGGCGACCTTTGGCTACGCTCGTGGACGGATAGCACAGGAGTAGCCCGGAAAGACCTCTACCGTTGTGTTACCGCCCGCGCTTCCGGCTTTAACGTGAACGATTGGGCGGAAGCCACCTTTTACGACAATACCCAAGTAACCATCGACCGGGGTATAATTACAGCCGGGACGGTGCAGCTTGCTAACGGAAATTCCCAAAGTATTGTAGCCGGAATAACGGGCGGCGAGAACGAAGCAGCTAACGAAACCGAAGCCCGAAAGGTGAGGATTTGGGCCGGAGCAAGTAAGGCGAATCGCTTTACCGCTCCCTTCCGCGTCCTTCAAGACGGTAGTTTTGTAGCCACCAAGGGAACAATCTCGGGAACCATTAACGCCAATTCCGGCACTATTGGCGGCTTTGAGATTGGAAGCGGACGAATTGGCACGGCTTCAAGTAGTACGGCTTCTTCGGGGAGTGGCCTATCCCTGTTAGGCGATTTTATAAAATTCGCTAACACTTACTGCTGGGCTTCGATTGGTACCAACGTATTGCCCGCGTCCGTCGGAATGGTAGGCGTAGGACGTTTTACTAATTCAACGCCAAACTCATGGGGTACGAACTACGGCCTTCTTATTAGCGTAACAGGAGCAACAACCAACCTCGCAATAAAAGCGACCGGGGCAATAGTTTCGGATAGCTATATAGAAAGTTACGGACTTGCGACAATAACACCATCTACCAACACTTGCCATATTCCGGGCGAGTTAACCTCGCCTACAATGTTCCGCATTAAAGCGAAGTTCATTTACGATAACGCCGGGATTGGCTTCCCTTCGCGTGGATCCATAGCCACCGCGTTAGGAATTGGCAGTAGTACCCCTTTTGCCGTCCGCTTTACTATTATTGTCGATAGCACAAGCACAAAGACAGGCTACATTACCGGGCGTAATACCTTCGTAACGGGCAAGAGCAGCGCCGGAGCCACAACGTACCCGATGAATAGTAATAGTTACCCATACCGACTAAACCAAAACGGCGGCAACGAAACAGGTAAAATGAATATGGCTAAGGGCGACACCGCCGAATTTATGTTAGTTTGGGACGGAAGTAGCAACTATTACGCTTATTGGCTTAGTCATATAAGTTAACCGACTGAAACACGCCGCTATATAGTGCTTTGTTACCCCGTCCTACACGGCGGGCGGGATAACAAACACTTCACGGATATTTAGCGACGTATTAAATTGATACGATTATAAAGAAAATTTGCACCAACTTAAAACGACCCTATATGACAAACAGGAACGGCGACCAAGTAAGCGTACAAGTTTCGGTAATTGGCCCGGTCAACTTCGACGGCGGCAGTTTCCGAAAAGATACCCCCTTTTGCGTCAAGAACGACGGAGAAGCGGCGGTAGTGCTTGAAGTGAACCTTTGGGGAATGCCCGAAGGCGAGTTTATAGCCACGCGCTTTGAAACAGGGTGGAACCCCGAAATAGTCCGCGAGATAAAATCAACAAGTCAAAAAACCGCCCTTCTTTGGGGCTATTAAAACAACATACGAATATGGGTTTAATCATAGCAGCGGGCAACACTAAGCCCGCCTTCCCTTACGATTATTACTACGGCGTTAAAATCAAGACGACCGTAGCCGCTACCACGTTGGAGAGAGTGGGCCGCCCGGAACTTCACGTTTCGCTGCCTATTCAGTCCAAAATGCGCCGTTGTGTGCTTCGTGACAACGGAACGGTAGCCTACTACCTTCACGCTACCGACAGCACCAAGCGCGACAACGGAGCCGCCGCCAACCTTACCGGGGCGGACGGGCAAGTAATGGTTGAAATTCCCCGCCATTACCGAAAGTTTGAGTTCGACGGCACGGACTTAGTAGCCCTTATTTCCGAATACCCGTTACCCGGCTTCCACGAAATCCCCTTAATGTACCGCAGTGCCTACGAAGCCACCGTAGACCGCACCGTTACGGCTACGCCTAAATTGGCTTCCGTCGTCAACGCTACCGCCGCCTTCCGTGGTGGAAACAATAACACCGCGTGGGATGGAACATACCGCAGCCTTCTCGGACTTCCGGCTACACAAATTTCCCTTACCAACTTCCGCAACTACGCCCGCAACCGTGGCGAAGCCGGGCTTAACGGCAAAGGGTGGAACTGCGACCTATACGCCGCGCAGCTTACAACCTATTGGCTGTTCGTCATTGAATACGCCAACCTTAATTGTCAAGCGGCATTTAATGCGCAGCCCGACGCAAACGGCTACAAGCAGGGCGGACTCGGCGCAGGCGTAACAACGCTTAATAGTACGAAGTGGAGCACCTTTAACGGCTATTATCCCTTCGTGCCGTGTGGCTATACCAACAGCCTCGGCAACGCTACGGGCGTGGTAGAGTTCACAATGCCCACCGAATACGACGCTACCCCCTTAGTCGTACAGGTTCCAAGTTACCGAGGGTTAGAAAACCCCTTTGGGCATATTTGGAGCTGGACGGACGGCTGTAAGTGTGAGATACAGAGCGACGCGGACGGCGGGCTGTCGAAGTTCTACGTTTGCAACGACCCGGCTCAGTTCCAAGACAGCAGCTATAACGGCTACGAGTACCGGGGCGACCTTCCCCGAAAGGAAGGCTACGTTAAGGCCATACTTGCCGGAGAGTTCGGCGAGAATATGCCGCGAGAGGTTGGCGGCGGTTCTACGACCTACTTCTCGGACTACTTCTATACTTCTATACCCGCTTCCGGCGTGGCTATGAGGGGCGTTTTGTTCGGCGGTAGTGCGCACCACGGCGCGGCTGCCGGGCTTGCGTTCGCGACTACGAACGACGCGGCTTCGCATACGCATGCGCTCATCGGCTCCCGGCTTTGCTTTATACCCGCCGCGTAGCACGACCACGCCCCCACGACCTACAAAAACACAATAACCCGCCCCAACCGCCGCGTACCGTTTATTCGGCGGTTGGGGTCAATAAAAAACAAAAATATGGATACTCAAACGAACCCCGGACACGACGACGGAACCCTCGCCTTCCTGAATATTCCACAGGACGAGAATAACAAGCACTTCAACTGCCACGAAACCACGCAGCAGAAGTTAATTAACCTTTCCTTCTTCGTGCTTGACTTCATCGACGGAGTTAAGACCAAGTTCGGGGCGGAACGCTTCTTAGTGAAGATAAAGCACCCGGACAACAGCCCCGACAAGGCGGGGCAAGTGGAAAAGTTCTTTACCAATTCCACCGAAATAAAGTATGTGCTTCGTGAGATTAAGAAGCGTAACGCCTTCCCGCGAAAAGTCACTATGAGGGCTTCGGGAACGCGCTACTACTTTGAATAAAACGAATTGGGTTGTTTGCCTTCGGGCGTTTTGTTCGGCGGTAATGCGAACAACGGCGCGAATGCCGGGCTTGCGAACGCGAATACGAACAACGCGGCTACGAATACGAATGCGAACATCGGCTCCCGGAATTACTGATACACTTAGCCCCACAGGGTTAAGACACGATACTAAAAAGGCAAAGACCCCGCCCGC